GCAGGAACGAGTGAGAAAATATACTGACCTTGCTAATAATGACTATGTAATCAGAGCTTCTATAACTAAGATTGAGAAAAGCCTAAATGCACCAGTTGATAAATTTGTTGTCTATAGACGTATGAAAAACATGGCAGAAGCTTTAGGATTCGATAAGCTTACAGCTAAATACGTACAAAGAAGCGGTATGATGTACTTTGCGAATGAGCTTATCAAAGGTAATAATGAATTGTCTTTAGATGACATCAAGATTGTAGCAGACCGATACAATATGAAGTCTTACCACAATCTGAAAGGATTCCTTGATTTACAGCACATTCGACAAACATATCCGCAATAAGAGAGGATGAGGAAAATGTCAAGAGTGGTAGAGCATAAAAAGGATATTAAGTTGAATAGAGAGAAATTGCATAAGATTTTAGAGAGCCAGAAAATGGAATATATTGAACTTCATAACAAGGTTTCCACAAAATTTGGATTAGACCTGCAATATAAAGGATTCATGAGCTTGATGTCGAATAAGTCAAGTTGGAAATTATTGTATGCACATGCAATTGCAGATGTGTTAAACATCAATTACACCGATATATTTGAAATTGTAGATGTTAAAAAATAATTAAAGGAGGTGATGCAAAAAAGCTTGTATGCAAAGCGATTACATGTTACAATAACGTTACAAGGTAAGGGAGCGGAAAGCAAACGACACTTGATAACAAAATAAGGGAGAGTGGATGCATGGTGGCTAATTCAATCGAAGGATTTATAAGGTCACTTGATTTACCGCAAGAGTCAACAGTTTTGTTTCAAACGATTGGCGACTGCCATTCGTTTTACATAACGAATTACGGTAGAAATACTTGCGTAGCGGATGATATTCTGGACTACAGAGAAAGCAAATTGGAATCATCCAACATAACTCTTGAAATGTTTGTTAGTATGTGCTCAACTAAGGGGATAAAGACTGCATTTCAAGAAACATTCTTACAGTGTTTTGATGGAGAGGATTTAGCATTCATTTACGAATCGTTGTCAAGCGGTAAAGTCACATTAGAAAGTATCTATAGTCAATTTAAAATGAATCCAAATAAAAATATTTTAAGTTATGTACTATAGTTAGTTGACAAACGATAAAGTTAATGATATAATAAGTATTGTTGATGGGGAAAGAGTTAAAAATTCTTTTCCTTCACCATAAAAGCAAAAAATAATTACATAATTGGGGGAAAATAAGTTTATGACAAACGAGTTAAAACAAACGAAAAACAGCTTCAAATTTATTGGAAAGGTAACAGGAATCGACAAAGAGCACGCTTTTAAAGAAGACAAAGCGACAAAAGGTAAAATGCTAGGGCAAACTTATCGTGCATTACGATTCGGTGTAAAAACATCTGAAACAAATACAATGAATGTTGAAATGTTTGACTTTGAACCAGAAGAAGTTTTCATGTGGAATAGCGACAAAAAGAAAAAGGACAAGGGTTACAAAGGTGACCGTATTCCATTCGCTCAATGGGAAGATGAGCAAGAAGAACTTCGTGAGCAAGGTTATGCAGTATTACAAACAAGAATTGGCTTAAATTATGGTGAAGATGGAAAATTAGTAAGCAAAGGTTTACCAAGTTTCGTAGCTTCAAAAGAAATCTTTGAGAAGCTTGATAATGGCGACAGCGTAGTTGTCGAAGGGGAAATCCGCTACGGTCATTACGAAGACCGAGAAGGTAAGACAAAAGAGAAAAAGACTTATACTATTAAGAAAATTTTCCGCTTAAAAGACATTGATTTCGAAGATGAGAAATTTGAAGAAGTTACATACTTTGAGCAAGAAATGGTATATGTTGATGCAATGGTTGAAGCGAAAGAAGGCAAGGCATTCGTTACAGCACGTCACATTAACTACAATAAATCATTCCATGATACACAGATGGAAATTGTATTTAAAGACGAAGAAGGCAATGTAGATGCAGGTATGAAAAAATTAGCTGATGCATTCGCTAAGAAAATTAAATTCGGCGACCTTTTAACTGTACGTGGTAACGCATTAAATCGTGTTATTGTGGAAGAAGTTGCAGGAGAAGAAGATGAGGGCGAAGAAGTAGATATGCTAAATCTTTTAGGTGGTAAATCTAAGCCTAAACATGCACAAGCATTCGTTTCTCGTACATACATTAGTGCAATGCAAATCGAAGGTGTAGATGCTTGGGATAAGAAAGTTTACACAGAAGAGGATTTCGAAGAAGCTAAAAAAGCAAGTGAGCTATTAACTAAGAAGAAAGATGATGAGCTTTCTGAATTAGGTGGTAGAGAGAAGAAGGATAATAACCCATTCGCAGGTGACGATGAAGTATTCTCTGATGATGACATTGACGATTCAGATTTACCATTCTAATATAAACTAGCAACTTGATAAACATCAAAGATAATGATATAATATTATCATGTCAAACCTTACAACATGAGAACGTAGGGGCGAAAATACTAAAATAGTAAGAACGCCCCCTTACTTGCATTTTATATGCGAGAAAAGGGGAAAATATTAATGTCATTCTTAAAAACTTTAAAAGCAAATAAACCAGTAGCATCTCTTGAAGGGTACTTTATGGCAATGTTAGCACCAAGTAAATTCGGTAAAACAACTTGGTCTGTAGACACTGTACGTGAGCATTATAATGGTGATATGGATAAAGCATTACTATTAGCAACAGAGATTGGTTACAAAACTATGGATGGCGTATTCGCTATTCCAGTAACAGGTTTTGACTTCGCAGAAGAAGAAGATGGCGAACAAAAAGGATTCATCGAAGTAGTAGATGAGTTAATTGATAATAAAGACGAAATTCCATTCCGATTCATTATCATTGATACAATCACTGCATTAGAGCGTTACGCTGTAGCGTATGCAATCCGAAAAGCAAATCGTGATGACCAACCACAGAAACGTTACACAGACATTTCAGATATCCCTTGGGGTAAAGGTTACACGTTGGTTGCAGAGCATATCTACCAACAAATTGACCGTCTGAAAAAAGCAGGATTCGGTGTATTAGTAATCGGTCACTCTAAAACTAAGAAAATCAAAAATCGTGATGGTTACGAATATGACTACACTGGATTAAACGTTTTAGGTAAAACATCGGATATCATTGAGCGTGAAGCTGATATGATTATGTACGGTGACATCATGGTTAAAGAAGGCAAAGATGGTAAGCCAGAAACAACACGTGTGTTGCGATTCCGTAGTGATGGTAATATCTTATGTGGTACTCGTTTCCGTAACTTCCCTGCTGAAATTAGCAATGACCCAAAAGAATTTTTAGCAGAGTTTAAGAAGGCTGTGGAAGGCTCTTCTATCTCTAAAGTCGAAAAGGTTAAAGAAGTTGCGAAAGAGGTTGCAAAAGAAGAGCCAATACAAGAAGTGGTTGAAAAAGACCCAGAAGTACAACATGCAGAAGAAGTTGAAGTAACTGTTGATTCTGTGAAAGCAGAAATTGCTTCACTTGTAGCAGATATGGAAGTAGCTACTAAGCGTGAGTGTGCAGGCAAATTTAAAGAGGTTTTAGGTCAAGCGGATTACCGCAAATCAAACGACTTAGATGCTTTACAAGAAGCATTAGAGTTTGTTAAATCTCTAGCTTAATACATAAAGGAGTTTGGTAGGTTAAGAGTTTAACCTACCAAATCTCGTAATAAGGCTAAACTAGGAGGAAATATGAATAAAAATTATATTATAGGTGGAGTGATGACAGTCAATTTAATGTTGACAATAGGCGTAGGTGCTTATTCTTACAACACAATTGACAGAAAGAATGCGGAAATCAGTGATAGCAATAAGACTATCAAAAAATTGAATGATAACAATGCTGATAAGGACAACCGTATTAAGAATATCCAAGCTCAATTGGATGAGTTAGATAAAAAATTTCAAGAATCAGAGAAAGTAAAATCCGAACAGGAGAACACTATCAATGAACAGTCCAAGAAGATAGAGGAACAACATTCAACTGTTGAAGGCTATCAGCAAAAAATCCAAGAACTGGAAAAAGAATTAAGTTTTAAAAAACAAAAGAAAGGAAGTGATGTGAAAAAGGAAGCAAAAGTTGAAAAGCAAGAAGTGCAACAAGCACCTACTGTAGCAAAAGAAGAAAAGAAATCTAGTGGCAGAACTATCACAGTTGAAGCTACTGCATATACAAACCATCCAAGTGAGAATGGTACATACGGTGGAAAAGTCGTTACGAGAACAGGCTTAGATATTTCTAATAACATCACTTATAACGGCATGGGAATTATTGCAACCGACCCTAGCGTAATTCCTTTAAATAGTATTGTAGAGATTGAAGGTCTTGGAACTTACATTGCTCTTGATACTGGTAGTGCAATCCAAGGTAATAGAATTGATATTCTAATGGGTGACAGCACTCAAACAAACAATTGGGGCAGAAGAAATGTTAATGTAACTATAATTAACTAGGGAGAGATTTCATGATTATTATACTAGAAGGTTGCGATTGTGCAGGTAAAACCACATTTGCAGAGAAACTATCAGAACGAACAGGCTATGAAATTGTGAAAGGGAGTAGCTTTGAGATTTCTGAATTAGGTGCAGACGGAATGTTTAAGCATATGATGGAATTGTTAGATAGAAAGAATATCATCATTGATAGATTCTTCTATTCGAATGCTATCTATGGAGATATGTATGGCTATCCAACAATGGAAGTTGACCAATATGTGAAATTGCGTAACAAGATGAATGAGAAGGCTTTATTAGTGTACTTACATGCACCAACACACATTCTAGAAAGTAGAATGAGAAAACGTGGAGATGATATGATTAAGGTCGAAGATATACGTGACATCAAAGAGTATTATCGTGATGTTTTACAAGGTCTATTGACACCTAAAACGTTACTATCTTTAGATACTAATGAATCGAACTTTGACATAGCAACGTCTATGGTTGCAGAGTTTGTAAAACTGCAAGAAACAGCAATGTACATACACAACAGCTAGAACATAAGGACTACTCGAAAGGGTGGTCTTTAATTCTATAATTTTTATTTGACAGGCATCAATAATAATGATATAATGTTTTTCGTAGGAGGGATTACAATGGCAAAGAAAACACGAAAATGTCAGCGATGTAAACTAGATGATACCTTGATGGAGGATATGGAATTTGAACTGGTAGGAGAAAAGAAACCAGTTAAAAAATTCTATCATAAAGAATGCTTTGTGGAACATTTGAAAGAAAAAGAGTTTAAAAGAATCGAAGCTGAAAAGCTAGATGTACTTACGGAAAAGATTAAAGAGATTTATGGTGTCAAGGAAGTTTCGAAACAAGCTTTTCCGATGCTACAAAAGCTTCGTAATGGTGAGCCAGTGTACGGCAATCAAAAGAACCTCTCTAAACGATATAAAGAGGGGTACGATTACTTATTGATTGCAGAGACATTTGATTACTGTAGCGAAACAATTGAGTATTGGAACAGTGTTAAACCGTTTAATGGATTTATGTCAGCGTTTAGATATGCAATGACGATTATCATTGACAAAATCTATGTAGTTGAACAGCGTGCTAGAACACGTGAAGCAGAAGAAAGAAAAATGGCACAGCACTTGAAGAGAGTTGAAGTGGAAGAGCAGATATTCGAAGATACGAATTATAAAAAGCCTTCTAAGTCAAAAGCAGATATTACGGACTTCCTAGACGATTAAGAAAGGTTGATGTGAATGGCACAAGATAATACTAAAGAATTGGTTATGCAAGAAATGAAGAAGATTAATAAGAACGCTCAAATTAATGAAGCCTACTTTGTTGGGCTTCTATGGGCAGACCCATTTAATAACTTCGCAGAATATAGTGATACGGTTTCACAAGATGAATTTGTACATAACGTATGGGGATTCTATTTTGAATTAGGTCGAAAGATGTATAAAGAATCTATTCGAACATTCGATAGAATCACAGTTGCTACAAAAATAAAAGAATATAACTTGATAGATGAGTTTGATGAGTTTGGTGGAATGGATACGATTGAGGATGCAGTAGATATCGTAAAAGACAATCCAGACAACGTTGAATACTACTATGAGACTGTCAAGAAAAACTATGTCATTAGACAGTTATATTTACTCTTTGGTAACAAGGTTTTAATCAAGAAGGGTAAATATGATTTTGAGAAAATGACAAGTGAACAGCTTGGAGCGTATTGGGATGACAAGATGAATGTAATCCGTCTTAATAACGTTAACCGATATGAAGCCGAGAACTTATACATAGACCCAGAGGAGTTTATCAGAAAGCTAGAAGAAGAGTCAGCAGAGATGCTACCATTCTATAAGAGTAAGCTTCTTAATAGCATTACGCAAGGTGTGGCACGTGGTCACGTAAATATGTTTGGTGGTTTTGGTGGTACTGGTAAGTCATCTATCACAGCAGAGAAGATTGTTATGAGCTGTATTGAGAATAAAGAGAAAGCAATCGTAGTGCTGAATGAGGAAGATGCACAGACATTCCGACAAAAAATCATCTTAACACTTTTATGGCATGAGTACAATGAACACCTTGACCGTAAACGAATGGTTAATGGTAAACTTCGTGAAGAGGATAAAGAGAAAATCCGTAAAGCTATGAAACGTATGAATGAGCTTATGGATGAGAATGACGGATTAATCAAAGTTATCTTCATGGAAAAATATGTAATCAAAGACCTTGAAAAGATTGTACGTTTCTGGGCAAATCGTGGATACATAAACTTAGTGATTGACACACATAAGGTATCTGATGAATCTAAATTCGAACAACGTTGGCAGACATTCGTAGAGGATATGAAGGTAATCTACCGCCTTACTCGTAAGAATGCAGGTGGATTAAACCTTAGAACATGGGTTACATTCCAGTTAGCTGATAGTGCAGTGAGAAACCGTTTCTTAGACTATGAAGCAATCGGTGAAGGTAAAGCATCTAAGAACGAAGCATCTGTTGTTATGATGTTTAGAAAAGCTTGGAGCGATGAGTATAAAGGTGGAAACAAAG